ATAATTAGTTTCTGGTAGACACCATCCATGAATATTCATGTTTGCTGGTGCTTTCATAAACGATAATACGATATCTAAATATCCTGGATCTTTCTTGAAGAGTTGAGTGCAATAGAATACTGTTGCACATTTATATAATTGCTTTTGCTTTTTTTCCTTTATGCCTTCAATTTCTATTTCAATCATAGAGACCCATCGCTTGAGATTCTAGTGTCAAGCGATCTAAAATGCCATGTGAATACCATTTTGGAATTTCGCGATTAGTCCATCGAGCAAATTTATTCTTCTTCATGATATAATATAGCCGATAGGCATTTATCGCGCCATTCATCTTACACTCTTCTGGCATAGCCTGAGGAGGTTCCTCGATTAACAGACTCTTGATTGGAATGTTATGAGGAAGTCTTGACAAAGCAAACTCAAGCTCACCAGTCTTATGTTGTTTGCCATATCGATGGGTGTATTCTTTCAGTAAATACTTCCACATCGTAAGCAACCAAGTATAATGACTTGCATCCTGTCGAACCCAGACAGCAGACGGATGATTGACATGAGATGCCTTATAGATCATACTATCGATATGATCATTCAACCTCCAACGCTTGATCTTACGACCAGAGCTGTTGTCAACATATTCTTTACCATCCAACATACGATGAGCAGTAGACATCAATTGAGCATACTCAATAATCATTTTAACGGTATGCTTGTCGCAATGATATTCTGCGCACTGTTGTGGATCGTATGATAAGAAAAAGATGTTCATAAAATTCCTATAATGTATATTATATCTATTATACTATATTTTTATATTTAAGTAAAATCTTCAAACAAAGATTTATCAAATTTCTTTTTTATAGGCGATACATTAGAGGTATCATGACTCTCATCGATAATGTCTTGCTGTGCTGTCTGTTCTACATTATATAGCCTCATCTTAGCTCTATCAACGCCAATCACAAACTTCTTATACATATTTGGATCGTTATAACGATTTTTCAGCTGTTTAACCATCAACTGGTTTAGACCATTGAGCTGTTCACCAGTGATGATGGCAAACATGAAGTCTGCAGTTGCTGGTAAACCAAACGATTCAGAAACATCCTCGATACTGACATCGGAGTTACTGTAACCACTCCGATTTGTTTGTGTGGCCGAAATCATTGGCACATTGAACTCCACTGCAAGACCACGAAGTTCTTCTGCGATTGCCTTTATATAGGTATATGAATTAAAGTTAGTACCAGTCTTCAATCTTGCAGATGAGCATATATTTAGATAATCTATATAAACGATATCTGGTACAAAATTCTTCTTAATTTTCAATTCATTAAACAGATATCGAAAGTTAGATGAGCTTGCAGATGCAGTAGGATATTCCTTTACGATCAACTTACCAACAGTCTTTTCTTTTGCGCGATTGATCTTACGTTCATATACATCTCTTGGCATTTCTGCCAACTCATCCATCGTTACGTTTAGAATGTTTGCATCGATACGTTCAGCAATCTTCTCTTCAGACATTTCAAGAGTGATATACAATACATTGATGCCACTCATCAGATTGGCCGATGCACAATGGCACATAAACATTGACTTACCCACACCAGTACCTGCAAGTACGATGTTTAATGTCTTAGGCGACAATCCACCTTTGGTGATCTTATTAAAGTACTCGAGATCAAACGGAATCTTGGATTCCTTACGATGATACATCGCATACCGATCTTCCCAATCATCAAGTAAGTTATGACCAATATGCGTATCAAAAGAGACTGCCAGAGCATCAGACAAGAGCTGAGGGATAGATCCCTTTGAGATTTCAGCCTTCTCATCAGACATCAATTTGATAGACTTAGAGATTGCATTGAATAGAGCTTGGTCTTGACAGAACTTCTCTGTCTGATCAAGCAGCCAAGTTATTTTGGTATTTGGATCAGAACTCAAGTTCTCGATAGTATTAGTACTGTCTTTGAACTGTTGTTCGTTTAAATCTTTACGATTACTTAAATCGATGACTAACGCCTCCTTTGAGGGGAAAGCGTTGTATTTGTTTAAGTATTCATGGATTAGGTTGAAGATTACTCGATCATTTATATCCTTAAAGTATTCATCTTTGATAAAAGGGATAGCTCTGCGACCATACTCTTCATTAAAGAGCAGACTCGATAGTATCGTCTTTTCGATCGTCATTCATTTCTCCTATTTGGTAAGTACCATAACTATATTCTTTCTTTGCACACTCATCTAAGAGTTGTATCATCTCATTAGTAAAATATTTTTCTGGATTATTATTGATTTCTTTACCAAACACTCTGGTGCCGTCCGGTAATTCATAACGAGTAGTAACTTTTTTAATAATGCCATACTTTTCAGCTAGTTCAAGTAAACCATAATACTTATCTAGACCTTTATCATAAGATAGACGTACTTCTACTTGACTATTCTCTTTCGATAACCGCGATTTATACATCTTAACTTTAATGATGTTACCAACAATATCAGTGCCTTCTCTGTCTTTCTTTTTGGAAAGCATGGCAATAGTCGAGGCAGCATAGGTAAGACCTGAACCACCTGAGATTATATTAGTAGGCACATATGCACCGACTGCGGCATAGACATGGTTGGTCAAAATCAGAGGTACCTTAACTTTAGCAAGCTTAAGAGTAAGTACTCTGAACGCTGCCTTGATGACTTGAGCCTTCGTCATATCTCGTGTTTCTTTACCTTCAGCTGTATCTTCCATTTCCTTTGTAGAAGACAATAGGCCTAATGAATCGAGTACTAACATGAAAGGAGGGCGGTTATCTCCAGATTTTTCATAATAATCAAGAGTCTTCAAAGCATGAGTTCTAAACTTCTGAATAGTGTCCATCTCGGCTACAATTACTCGTTTGGTATCGATGCCGCGTTGTTCCATCATCGACTTAGTGACGGCTGCTTCGGTATCATAATACATGACACCGGCTTCAAGATTGGCATCTAAGAACGCTTTCATTATGCCGAGTACGAAAAAAGTCTTTCCTGTAGCAGATTCACCGGCAAAAGCAGTAATCTTATTGTTTGGCACACCACCAAAAACACTGCCGCTAAGAACCGCGTTGAGAATATATGAACCAGTGTCAATGCATCCACTATATTCTGCAGAACTTTGACCATCAGCAGCGATTCGAGTATCTTCATCTTTGAGTGTTTCCACTAAATTTTTAAAAAATGACATATGTTTCCTTTCAGTTTCGCTTATATTGATTATACATTATGGGTTTAATTAAATATACCTTAAGAGAAGAAATCTTCTAAACTTATTGAAGTATTTTCTTCTGCTGTCCAACCGATCTTTTCGATGATGCCGTTCAATGGTTCAATGAAGGCTTTTTCGAATTGGGTGTGATAGTCGATATGACGATGAAGTTCAAATTCCTTAGGCAATTCACCTGGGCATGATATGACTGACATACCATATTTATTAGGCGTGAGGTAACAGAACTTAATCTTTTCACCGTCCATGATATATTGATACTTTTTCTCCATGGTTTTTGCACGAATGATATGGTTGTAACACAGAGCACCTCTTACTTGAATAGGAGTACCTTTTGCATAGACGTCGTGCTTACGAGAATACTTATGCATACCATTACAACCACGAGGAAAGGCAACTTGTTCGAATGAAAGGGTGAAGAATTCTTCCTTAAATTTCTTCACGAACTCGATGAGTGCGTTATTGTCCTGAGTCATGATAATCTTAAGAGCTTTCTTAATAGATTCTCTACACGATAAAGGAGTAGAAGACTTAACAGCTTCAATGCCCATGATCTTGAGTTTAGGTTCAGCATAGCGTACTCCTTCGGAGTCGTGTACGTTTAAGATGTATCGTTTCTTTGCAGTCCAGATACCTTTATCGGCGATGGACTCTCGCTTCATCTTCATCTTTTGGTCATAGGCATTCGTATAAATTGCAAGCTTAGCATAAGATGCATCGATGAATGGCTCAAGCTTTTCACGGCATACTTTGTTCAGGTACTCTACGATCTTTGCAGTATCCTTTTCACTAGGAAATACGTGATCCACCAATCCACTTAGATTGATATAGATCGAATCTGTATCTGATGCAATGATATAGTCTTTGTCAGTTTTAAGGAGGTTGTTGAGATACTGATTCATCTCATTCTCAATCCATCGAATTGACACTTGACCTGCAAGAGTGATACATTCTGCCAAGGCAATCTGATAGTATCGAAAAAACACATTGCCTAATGCACCATAAGCTGAGTTCAACATGATCTTGAAAGCCATCTGAAGATTATTATATCGAGCGATCTGCTTTTCAAGTTCAAATGTCTTAGTTATCTGATACTCTTTCTGAGCCTCGATCATCTTCTTCTTATAGATCGTACGCTTGTTGTAATACATCTCCATCAGTTCTGGCAAGAAACCTTGCTTATCACGACGAAAGATACAACGATTAGGAGTCTTGATAAGATCTGTATCCCATTCATCTGCTTCACCAGCAAGGAATCGATCTACATCTTTTTGACCAGAGATCTGACCATAATATGTTTCAGGTGAGATGTTGTACTGCATGATAAGGTGAGGATATAGGCTATTCAAGTCGAATGAGCATACCCAATCATGGATACCAACCTGAGGTACTTTTACATATGCACCTGCAAATGATGTCTCAA